GCTGTTGTACATTGAATATAATTCTGTTGAACTGATTGATATTTTGCTCAATATGTTGTCATCATTGAACACAAAAGCATTTGCTTTTTCTGCTAAGGTTTCTGCTCTGTTTGGCACAACCTTGAATTTACCTGACTTGTTGTCATATGTAAAGAAAGTAGCACTACTTTGACAAATTCTGTCTATGTTTGTTTTTACATCTTGATATGTTGATATCATACCATCAATTTGCCATCTGCTGTGATATGCTGTGACATTTGATGTATTGATATAATCAACATTACCATAAGTGCCATTGATATTACAGTAATCATACATGTCATCAAATGAACTTATCACTAAATCAGTGTTTGCAAGTCCTGCACCATATCTATCATTTTGCAAATAATCTAACAACACGTTACTTGGTTCATGTAGTGTGTTTTCAATATCAAAAGTGAGTGTGCCTAATTGTGTTAAACCGTTTTCTGGATCATAGTCCATTTCAAATACTGCATACACTAGGTCTTCATAATTTGTTGTTGCACTAATTGTTGACAACAATGTTTGTGCCGCTACTGGTGTTCCTGTTGTAGGAAATATTTGGTTTGCATCACTTTGTGCGTTACCTGCATACACTCTCATACGCATTTTGCCATTTACTCTGGTTGATGATGTGGCATTTGGGTCTGTGATTGATATAACACTTGCACCACTAAAGTTCAGTGTGGCATCACCTCTTTTTACACTGCGTAATGTGTATGATCCTGAATCTGTTTTTTCACCTATAACCATCACATATATCATGGTGTTGTTTTGATTGGTGATACCTGCATCAACCATGATGGCACCTGTGTTTACTCTACCATAAAACACTGGTATTCTGTTGTCTGTGCTAGGTGCTAACTGAACTTTAACACCTGGGTCTTTTGCTTGTTGTACACCTGGTGGTTTGAATAATCCTGATGCTTTTGCTGTTGCAACTGCTAAACCAGCCGCTAATAAACTGGTACCTATACCAATTGCACCACTAAAAGTCATTGCCGCGGCAAATGTTGCGCCAAATCCTGCACCAAAACCTAATGCTGTTACTATTGCACTTGCTATTGCTGTAAAAACTGCCATCTACACACCCTCATACACATAATTTGTTTCAATTGGACGCCATCCACGTTTTTTCAAGTTAAAATCTGGTGAAATTTCCATGTTTGTGAGCGTAAAAGTGTCAATTATGTTTTTTTCTACCATTTTTTCACCACATTTAACATATTCTTTGAGCAATCTATAACCTAAACTGCTACCTCTGTGATCTGGTTCTACCCACCAAGCAATTTCTTTCATTGCTTTGACATTTGGTAACCAAACATCTGGTGCTATTCCTGCAATCAACATGCCTTGAATCTCACCTTTGATCTCTCCTACCAATATTACACCTTGTTGTATAAATTGGCATAACAATCTTCTCACATACTGATCATTGTATTGTGGATTATGTTGTGCAGAAAATGGTGATGAATTGGCAAAATTTATCATCATCTCCATTATTCTGTCAAAATCTTGTATTGTTGCTGTTCTAATCATATTATCTAAACTGGAAGTTTCTACCAAAGTCTCTGCCTGGGCCTCCGCCTCCGCCTGGACCACGGCCGCCACCACCTCCATATCCAGAGCCTCCAGTGTATTCTCTACCAAAGTCAAACTGTACGTTCTGTAATTCTGGAACTCTGTAAAATGTTTGATCTCCAGGATAGAATTTATCTCTGTCTGTGGGAGCAGTTCTTTGTCCTGCAATCTTGTTTTCTAAAATGGTGTTTATGCTGGCACAACTCACTGCTATACTGTTTGTGAGTTCACCATCTAGAATGTTTTCTGTTTCTTCTACTGTGAAATTTGTTATTATACCACTAAATCTTTGAAACACATTAGCACTATCTACACTGTAATCATCATTGAAAAATGCTCTATAAACTGTGACCTCTCCACCTTTGATTGGTGAATTTAATACTTCTGCCATGTAATCTTCATTGCTTGGTATTCCACTTAATCCAATTGTGATATCACCATTTGTGGTTTTGATATCTTCTGTGAAATCACTTATTTGCAAAAATGCACCCAGTTCAGTGTAACTGTTTGAGTTATATGTTATTGGTTTCCATGCACTGCTCAAATAATAAACATTTGCATCCAATGTTAAATCAATCAGCAAACAATGTTTTACTTCAGGAAGTGTTACTGGTGTGATTGTGGTTGCCATTAAGTGATAACCTCTACTAATTCTACATCACTGTCTAACACAAATCTATCATGGGGTATGATTGTGTAAGTGGGTTTATTGGTCATTTTAACATACCATGACACATTAGATCCTAACAACACATTTTTACCTGCAGGTGTATATCCTGATTGATCAATAAAGTTTCTGTGTATTGGCACAGTGATTGAAGTTGCATTCCAAGTAACGTCTGCTGTTACTTGATAAGGATATCTATAACCTGTTGCTGGTTGTATGAAGTCACCTTTTTTGAGTGCTACACCTGATCCAGTTGCACTGATTGTGTTTAACACTATGTTGCCGTTGCTGGCACTTGTGATAGTTGGTGAACCACCTAGTGTGCCTTGCAATGCTGTGATATAACTTAATCCTGTGTTTGTTGATCCAATATCTACATTTTCTTCTGTGGTGATATCTAAACTGTCTAATTCTTCTAACACTGCTCTGTTATCACTGTAACTGTATCCTGCATTTACACCCACAATGAATCTATATGGTCTATTACTGGTAACTTCTGCAGTCAACAATTTACCACTTCTTGAAATTGTTTGGCTTGCAAGTTTTTTCTTATCTACTGTGATAAAACTTGCTCTATCTATGATTGTTTGTATTCCCATTATGCTGGCATCCTCCTTTGTCCTACTCTAGTAACATTGTATATAAATTCTGGATCTTGTGCTACTAATTGTTTGAAACTGTAAGCGTCTACAGCATTGATGTTGTATGTAACTGCTTGTCCACCTCCACCGCCTAACATTGATAGACTGTCTTCATGTGAACTAACTGTTGCTGGCCCCCGTACTAATTCTGGGCCGCCTTCCCCGGTTATGGCAAATCTTCCACTTGGAATATATCCACCTGTTGCTTTACCTCCAGAAAATAAACTGCCAAACAATCCACCGCCAGCGCCACCGCCTCCAAACATGCTGAAGAATCCACTAACAACTCTCATTGTTTGGAATTTGATAATTTCTGCTAACAGTGATTTAAATAAATCTTTGAAACTGAGTTTGCCTGTTTCCACAAAGCTCATTATGGCATCTGTGATACCATCAGTGAATGTGTTGAATATGTTTTCTCCATATGCCGCGGCGTCTTGTGCATTGGTTTGGAATTCCTCAAATGCTCTAGCCCAGCCAGCACTGAATGTGTTAGAACCTTCTGTGCCATCACCATCACCATCTTTTTTAGGATCTAATTTATTTAACTGTGTTCCATATTCTGCTAAAAACTTTTCTACTGCGGCTCTAGCATTGTCTAATGCGTTGCCTACTGCACCCGTCATTCCTTGTTCTGTGAATGTGCTGGTTAGTCCTATAGCATCAAAAAGTTTATCACTTAGTTCACCTAGTTTTTCTTTGGCCTCATCTATGTCAATTCTACCAAATGTGACTTTTTCTGCTAAATCAATATCATCTAGACCTGGTATTTTGTTGTATGCTTCTATCAGTGTGTTGATAGCATCAACACCTTTGTTTACCATCCATTCAAAAGCACCAATAATTTTATTGATTAAACCTAACACAATGTCAACACTTTGTGTAATGGCTAAAATAATCAATTTGCCTTTAGTGCCTAAGAATAAAAATCCTATGATACCTATTGCTTTTAATTCTGCTGGTAAACCATCTAAAAATCCTATGAGGTTCTTAAGACCCGTTAAGGCAATGCTGAATACAGGAGCAAGAGCATCATAAATTGCGGCTCCTGCCAATAATGCATTACTGATAACTTTGAATATGCTGTCAGCAAGTCCATCAAAGAAATCATTTAAACTGTCATCTGAAACTAATTTGGTAATTTCTTCTACAAATGACCCAAAGCCAATTGCCAGTACTTTGAAAAATCTACCAAAACCTGCTTGGAATAATGAGTCTCTGAGGTCATCAGTGGCATCACCTAAATTGTTTAGTATTTGGTTGAGGTTTTGTGCTCTTGCTAAACTGGCACCACCAAATTGTTCTTCTAAACCCTCAGTTAGTGCGGCAATAATCTGTCTAGCACCTTCTGCTGTTTTACCTACTTCTGATATTTCTAATCTGGTTAAACCTAATTTTTCTTCTAGGATAGCAAATACAGGAATACCTCTGTCTGCTAGTCTGTTTAATTCTTCTAAGCCTAAACCACCTGCTGTTGTTCTAGCAACCAAATCAATCATTGACTGGAAAGCACCCAGTTCATCTGTGGTCACAGATGCCGCATCAGCAAATGTTCTTAATAATTTTTCTGTGGGTTCTACACCAGCGGCTTTTAACTGTACAAAGTTTTTGGTAAGTTGTTGCACACTGAATTGTGTTGTTTTGGCAAACTTCTTGACTCTGTCAAATGCGGCTGAGCCTTCTTCTATACTGCCAAATACTGCATTCAGTGAACTACGCAAGTCTTCAAAACTTGCACCTGTTTGAGCAATACTTTGCAAGCCTCTGACAGCACCTACAATACCACCTGCGGCGGCAGCCAGTTTTAAGAAACTGCCTGATACTGAATCTGCACCTTTGCCTAGACCTGCTAAACCTGTTTTTAATTCTTTGAGACCTCTGTTAGCACTACTGCTGTTAAGATCTACACTGATATTGACATCTGCCATACGTTTTACCTACCTAATTCTTTTTTTATCCTACTTTTAATTTCTTTAGTGATAAAATCTTTTGTGGGTTTTGAAAACCCATACTTTCTACCCTCAGGTGATACTTTGTTCTTTTGAAAGTTACTCCTATCAATATAAGAACTGTATTCTGCAGATGAATTCAATGTGGTTTTACCAACTAATCTTTGATTATTTCTGGCATAACCACTGCGTTTAGCAGTGTGTCTTTTCATTTCTGGTAATGCATCTTTGAATACTTCTTCAATTATACCATCAATTCTTTGAAGTTTTAATAGTGCTCTTCTAGCATCTACCCTCACTGCAGGTTTACCTGTTTTACCTTTGAATAATGTTCTTGCTGAGTTACCAAATGTTGCAATCAATCTACCGTATGCTACACCCAATCTGGTAGCACCTGCTCTAGCAACTGTGGCCAACCTGGCAACAGAAACTGTGGTAGCTCTAGCCAGTGTAACTCCTGTTACTCTAACTATGCCTGCTAAAAGTGGTAACGCCATATCTATCCTCTAAAATTCTTAAGAGCCTGTTGCAATTGATCTGTATCATATGCTTTGCCTATATCATGCTTGGCTCTAGGGTCCTTTTGTTTTTGTTTGTATTCTCTAACTGTGTGTGCCACATCAAATACCAACATATCAAAAGTGTCTGCACGTCTTAGGATTTCACTGGGTAAAAGCCCATATGTTTCTCCCATCACATGCAACATACACAACATATTTGTATCTGGGCTTTCTAGAACAATGTGATGGTTTGTTACTTTCCCAAATGTTGTGAAATCAAATTGATAGCCTCCATGAGGACATCAATTGGCAAGGCTTCTCCATCTTTCATCACTGGATTGCCTGCTTCATCTAAAATCAATTTTTCTATTACTGACGCAATTTCCATAACATTATCTTTGGTGGCAGTGGCCAACTTGGCAAATACGTCCAGTGGTTGTCTGTCATAAAAGTGGAATGTTACTGATTCACCGTATTTTTCAACAAGTTCTTGCTTGTCAATGGTGATTTCTATAAGTTTGGGTTTTGCGGCTAATTGTTGTATTTTCATATCTATAAATCCTTTTTACTATTTTCTAGTTTTAAATGGTGAATTGCTGTTAGTACAAATGCAATTCTACTTTTTGTTTTTTTGATGTCTGCTTCTGCACAAGAGATTTCACTCTTGCACTTTGCTACTTCCATCTCCAACGTCTGGAGTATCTCCTCCAACGTCAGTTTGTTCCAAATCTGCATGTGTTTGTTCCTTATATTTATCTGCCTTTTGTGTTTTATCACCGTAATGATATGCTAAATCACTGGCTTTTACTTTGACTCCACCCACAGTAATTTCCTTGCGGCCTTCTTCAACACACAATTGTGTGTACAACCGTCTGATTTTGGGTTGGTCAAATAAATTTAAAATTCTTTTATCATATTTCATATCTTTTTACCTCTTAAAGGTGTAGTGGGCATAACGCCCACTACTGATTTTTACTGCTGAATTAAGCAATTGTACCTGATGTGTAATCACCTGAGACCAAAATCTCTAGAGGTGAAACCCACACTGGCGCTGTTGCTGAAACAGTTGGACTAAGACCACTTAAATAACCTTCTCCCTCAATGTACCTGTCTCCACTAGTGGAGCCCTGCCAATACATTCTAAAATACACTTTGGTTTTTGCATTTGTGATGTCAAAAATACCTGCGGTACTTCCTTCACCAGTAAAGAAAGTTGTTGGGTCTAACACCGCATTCAAACTTAAACTGTTTGTACTTGGTGTAGTAACAACATTACTACTTAAACTATCAAGTTGCTGCCACTCAAAAGTGCCAGGTTGTGCGTTGACAGTTATGTCCTGTAAGGCAGGTAAAGTCATTACGTTTGATGTATCAGCCATAGCCGCGTTTGCATTAGCAAAGTCACCGCTGGCGTTGATATCCAACTGTACAAATTCTGCAGTTTCATTTACTGCTATATAAGCCATATTATTCTCCTATGGTTTTTATACTGTTATAAACGTAAAAATAAATGTGTAAGTGGTCACATCTGCATCAATTTCAGTATTCATATTTACGTTTCTAGATATGATACCATCCACTGTGGTAAGATCCTTGGCGGATCTAATGCCACTTAATACACTACTTAAATTACTAGGTTCATTTTTAGCATCTACACTTAAATACACAGGCACAATGGTTTCAGTTTGATATACATCAACTCCATTGACCACTGGAATAAGTTCTGATACTTCTACACTGTCCTCTCCAACATAAACTGTTTTCATGTTGCTACTGTAAAGTGCAACATCATTAGACTCCCATGGTAACTCAGTGCTCACACCAAAATTAGTATAAGCACTGATGTTTGTTACTATTTGAGTTCTAAGTTCAGTTCTCATTATTTGACTCTCACAATAGATTTTCTGCCTCTGGTTCTTCTAGTAAGTGCAAATTTAGTCAATTTTTCACTGCTTTCCACAGTGCCATCACCATCTAGGTCATAAAAATCACCCATTGATAATAGTTCATTGAATAAGTCTTGAAAACGTGTATCAAAATACTTCATTTTCTCAACTTCTGCACTTTCTGGATTACTAAAGTCAGCAATCTTTGGATACAAATAACTTGAGAGAGTGTGGTAGACGCAACATTCTGTCCAATCTGCTTGTCTTTCAAACAAATTTGGGTTTGGAGTTGGTAGATCTGCAAGTGTACTGAATCCTAATCCAGCAAAATTGCTGTATTCTCTCCACCAATCTGATGCTTTGATTTTTTGAATAATTCTGTCAGTGCTACGCTCTAACATGTCTTCCACAATATCTTGTGTTAGACCTTCATTTTTTTCAAATACTCTTTGATCAGTAGAAGTTACATCAGTGTATTCTGCAAAACTGATTACATTTCCTCCTGCGTCTGTTATAAATGCCACAATATGCTCCTAATGTTTACCTGCTATTAAACAGCCGCCGCGTTTGCGTTAGTTGTTAAGTTGTTTGTTCTAAAGAACATTGAACCTACAGCAGAACCTAACAATGATGTTAGTAATGCTTGGTTACCAAGGTCACTTAGACTTGCAATTCCACTAGCACCAACGTTGTTTAGTTCAGAAACAAGAGCGTACTCTGTTGCTGGACCAATAAACGCCGCATACATTGACCCATCCATACTTGGGGTATTGGTTGATCTCAAAGATGACACCGCGTGTTGAAATTGTGCTAATGTTGCAACGTTAGCCGCACTAGCAATAGTGTTAGAACCTGCTACTAGAGCAATTCTGTCACTAGCAATAGATTTAAATCCATTTCTAATTGTACCTCTGAA